AAGATAATACTACAATCAGGTGATAAACTAAGAGCAAAGTCAAGTGTAACAAATTCACTTGATGTTGTTGTCTCAGCAGTTGATACTATTAGTGAATAGGAGATAGAATGGCATACTTAGGAAATGTTGTACCTGCTAACTTCCAAGCTCCACCTGCTGTTGTAAGATTCAATGGTGATGGTTCTGATACAACCTTTGCACTTGGAAGAACAATAGGTTCAGTACAAGAGATACTTGTAAGTGTTGATGGTGTTGTCCAAGATAGTGCAGCTTACACTGTACCTGATGGTTCTACCTTAACATTCACTGCTGCACCTTCAAGTGGTACTAACAATATCTTTGTATACTTCCTTGACTTATCAGCAGGAAGTGTGACACCTGCTAATGAGTTCAAAGGTAACTTTAAGACAGGTGGTATGTTTAGAACTAATTCACAGAACTTGACAATAGACACAACAATACTAGCCACAGAAAATGCACAGGTAACAGGAACAATTACTGTAGATAGTGGTGTTACATTGACTGTCAATAGTGGTGGAAGGTTGGTGATATCGTGAGTACAATTAAGGTAGATACAGTCCAAAGCAGAGGTGGTGGTGCAGTTACACTCACTCAACAACAGGCTACAAAGCATTGGGTTAGTTATGATGCAGTAGCTCAAACAGTAGAAGGTTCATTTAATCAAAGTAGTCTTACTGACCATAGAACAGGTGATTATACCACTATATTTACAAACAATTTTAGTTCAGCAATAGATAGATGTCATTTTGCATCTGCAATTAATTCAACTGATGGTGGTGCTGCAAGACTTTCTGGGTCAACTAGAGCTGGTGTAAGTGCAAATCTTGGACACCTTCAAAGCGATGCAAGTATGTCTGCACCATCTACATCACAAATTCAATTTTATACTGGCTATGGTGCAAGTGGTAATGAAGATGGGGCACATGATGATTTAAGTGCAGCTTATTGCATGACAATAGGAGACCTAGCATGAGTACAGTAATCCTAGACACAATCACAGGCAAATCCACTGCAACAACCATAACCATTGGCTCAACACCTGTAGTTAGTTCAAGTGCAAACTCTATGACTATTAGAGGTGAGGGTTCAGCACAGACAAGTATACAGCAAGGGTTGGCGAAGTGTTGGCATTTACATGACCATGCTGGAGGTGCAATATTAGATTCTTTTAACGTAACATCTTTCACAGACCAAGCAACTGGTCATTATAGAACTGTAATTGCATCAGATATGGCTAGTGCTAACTATGTTACAACAGGTAGTAATGTACAAGGAGACACAGAATATTTTAGTTGTTTAATATCTGATGGTGGTGTCAACACAGCAACAAACTGCGACTACAAAATTGTTAATATGGGTGGTTCAGTTAATGATAACGACATTATAAATGTTGTGATACATGGAGACCTAGCATAATGGCAAACGGAACAATAGCATTTGATACATTACAGACAAGTGGACAGATAACAGGCACAGCCAAGTCTTTAGATACAGATTATGTTGTGAGTGGTGCGGCAAAACAGTGGGTCAATTTTGATGGTGAAGAAAGCAGCCTGTCTTCTAGAAATAGCTTGAATGTTTCTAGCCTGACTGACGAAGGCACAGGCATCTACACGATTACTTTTTCTTCTGCTTTTAGTGCCGCTGATTATAGTGTAACAGCAGGTAACGACAAACAAGCAAGTAGAATTGGAGCACAAAACAGTGGTGCTAATTTTACTACGACAGCATTTGATATTACCACTGAATTATCTGGTGGTACGGATGCAGATGCAGATAAAGTTATGACGCATACAATGGGAGACCTCGCATGACAATAGAAACACCAGAATTTCAAGGCACACATCTTTGGGATAGATTGTGTTGGGCAAAAGAAAAGCTAGAGCCACACAGAACAGAATACTGTGTTGTATGGGAAGACCCAGAGACACCTGATGAACCTGCAAAGGTTACACATCCTGACCCTAATTGGATGGCTTGTGCATTGCAAGGTGGCATACTTCCACCTGTAGAAGCCTATTGGGAACTCAAGAAGGATGAAGCCAAGCCTGACTTTGTAAAGCATACAAGAGGATACTTGTTACATAACACTAAGCCTGTAGATGCAATGACAGAAGAACAGGCAATAGAGTACCTAATTATGAAAGACATACCACAGCATGTATGGAGAGATTACGACAAGGCAAACAAACCTAGAATGGTTATTTGTACTAAGTCACAGTTACCAAGCACAAGAGTGTGGCGAAATGCTTGGAAGATTAATGAAGACATAACCACATATAATGAAGAAGCTGCTTAAAGGAGAAACTAATGGCAACAACTAATATCGTAGACAAGGATGGCAACACTATATCTGCTTCAGATGCCACTGTTCCATCTGACAGGCACTTCAGAGGTGCGTGGACATTATCAGGTACAACTATTTCAGAAGACTTAGCTGTAGCTAAAACTATATTCAAGGATAAGGTAAGAGAAGCTAGAACACCTCTACTTGCTGCTGAAGATGTAGTCTATATGAAAGCATTAGAAGCAGGTGATACAGATGCTCAAGCCGCAAGTGTAGCAAAGAAGAAAGCATTAAGAGATGCTCCTGCTGCAAGTGCAATATCAAGTGCAGACACTATAGCTAAACTTAAAGCTGCTTGGGATACAAGCACATTAGGTGACAGTCCATACGCATAGGGAGTAAAGCATGGCTTTAACAAAAGTAGGCAAAGAAGGTATCACAGGTATATCTAATGCTAGTGATGCTACTGCAATCACAATTACAAGTGCAGAAGAAATTGGTATTGGAACATCAAGTCCTACTTCATCAAGTGGTGGTAAGTTATTGGCTATTGAAACTACTGCTGATGAACATACTAATGTTGTTTTCAATACTGCTAATACCGACAAAAATGGAATTATTGAAGCTCGTAGAACTGGTAGGTCAGGTGCAGAAAGATTTGCACAACTGAATTTACAAAATAATAGTGATGGTGGAGAAATGAGATTTTATACTGCACCATCAGGCAGTGATATATCGGAACGTATGCGTGTTAATAGTGGTGGTGTTGTTTCAATAGGAACAACACAAACCAATGTTGTTACAGTTGATGGCAGACACGGAATAGTATTACATCATAACACAGTAAATGCTTATGCAGGTGTTATACAAGCGTCTTCAAATGGTAATGGGTCTTTACTTTTAAACAGAGATAGTGATGATGGAGGTTTAGTTGGATTTTCTCAAAATGCTAATCAAGAAGGAACTATAAGTGTAAGTGGTTCAACAATTTCATATAATGCTTTTAGTGGTTCTCACTGGTCAAGACTTTCCAATAACTCAAAACCAACAATACTTAAGGGAACAATTATTGAAACCATTGATGAAATGTGTGATTGGTATCAAGCAAGATTTGAAATACAAGAAGAAGGCGAAACAAGAACAGTAAGACAATCAATAGCTTTACCAAGTGATGCTTCAGTTGGAGACACACTAACAGTGACTTTTGAAGACAACAGTTATACTGCAACCATAATAAAAGAAGCAGATAACAAACATACTAAATGTAAAATATCAGATACAGCAGATAGCACAAGAGTATATGGAGTTTTTGCTGATTGGGATAATGATGATGATACAGTAAATGATATGTACGTCACAGCAGTTGGAACTCATGTGGTTAGAATACATAGCAGTGCAACAGTATCAGCAGGAGATTTGCTAACATCTAATGGAGATGGCACAGCTAAAGTACAAGGTGATGACATTATTAGAAGTAAAACTATAGGCAAAGTATTAACAAACATAAAGCAAGAAACTTATGATGATGGTAGTTATATAGTTCCTTGTGCTTTATATTGTGGTTAGGATTAGGCAAGAGGTATAAATAATGGCATACATAGGTAAATCTCCACAGAACGGAGTAAGAAACAGATTCCAATACCAAGCAACTGCAGGGCAGACTAGCTTCAGTGGCTCTGATGCAAACGCACTGACACTTACCTACACAGATAGCTTGTACATGGATGTGTATCAGAATGGTATCTTGCTTGTTCCGGGAGATGACTACACTGCAACTACAGGTACAACTGTCGTACTCGTACAAGCTGCTAGTTTAAATGACATCATTGAGATGGTTGTGTATGATGTGTTCTCAGTTAATGAGACTTACACTAAGACTGAAGCAGATAACAGATACCCATTCAAGGGTAACAACTCAATCATCAGATTAAATGGAC